GTACTTTTCAGATGAGAGTGGTTAGAGGATAATGGCAGGTCAATTAGATTCTATTTTAAAAAGTGTTGCTAAAGATATAGTTTCTACTTTAGGTAATTCTTTAGATACAACTATTACTTATGTAAAAAAAGGAACTTCTAGTTATAACGTAGAAACTGGAGAACAGATTACTGTTGATACAACTTATTCTGATATAAAAGTTCCTATAGAATTTATATTATCTGAAGAAGATGATGGAAGAGAACTTAGAAGAGCTAAACTATATATAACACCTGATTTAATTGGAGATAATCAGCCAACATTTGAAGATGAAATAGTATTAACTTATGCAGGTAGTACAAAAACTGCACAGATAATTGATATTGATACTAAACAGGGTGGACAAACTTATTTATTTATTTTGCAGGTTAGATTTTAATGGTTACTAGAAGAGCGAGAAAAGGATATGGACCAAGAGGTACAACTTTTACTGAGTTAAAAGCAAAAGATTTTGCAAATTTAATAAAAGATGATCTTAATAATGAGATAGATGCGAATTTAAATGGTTTTGTACGATCTGTTGTTAATGATTTAAGTAATATTGGTACTGGAGCAAATACTGGTGGCGTTAGTCCTGTTTTAACTGGTTTTTTTGCTTCTAGTTGGAAAGCAAGTAATACTTATATTGCAAGAACAGATAAAATAAAAGACTTTCCAAGATGGGATAAAATAAAAAAAGGAAATAGAAAAGGTTTTCGAGATAGATTGAAACCAGGTTTTAGACCTTTAATTGCACCCAGACATCCTGTTCCAACTAATTTTAAAATAAATCAACCAGTTTATATAGGTAATACTGTGAAATATGCACCATACGCATTATTATCTCCAAAATCAAATATAAATGCTTATTTGCAGGGTGGAGCTACTGGAGCTTTTAGTAAAAATTTAAATCAAAAGATTGATAGTTTCTTCACAGACAAAAGACCTGATATTAGAGTTGGTGCAGAACCACAAGGTTCTAGAATTGGTTATTTAAGACAATGACTTTAGTAAACACCAGAGCAGCTTTTGAAAAGGCAGTGACAGATGCAGTATCAGACGTTGATCCAACAATTTTGATGATATATGATAATGTTGCATTTACGACTCCTGGTAAAACTAAAAAATATATTGTGATGTCTATAAATTTTGGTCAATCTACAATTCAAAATCAGGGTTCTGCATCGAGTTATTATTCTGGTTTTATTCAATGTAATATTTATGTTCCCAGATCAAAAGGTAGTGCAGTTTTATCTAATATAAGTGAAGCGGTAATTGATGGATTAATTTCTGTTAATGCTTCTGATTATGTTGATACATTTACTTGTAGTCCGAGAGTTGGTGATATTGTTGGCCCTGGTCCAATACTTTCTGATGAAGAATCTCACTTTTTAGGAGTAATATCTTGCCAATTCTCAGCAAATGCGTAGTATAGTAATGTAATATTACTTTTATATATGACTAGAGCAATTGATCTTTTAAAGAACAAATTTGGAGTTTCTCAACTTTATAAACACGATGTAAAACAAGATGACAAAATTGTTCTTAGTGTTTATTGGCATCCTTTAACTATTGCAGAAAGAGAATCAATTTTAAAAAAAACTGGTAACGAAGATGCTAATGAATTTGCATTAGGATTAATGATTCAGAAAGCTTTGGATAAGGATGGAAATAGATTATTTGCTGATGGAGATAAGGCTTCTTTAAGAAGAGAAGTTGAGGCAAATATTTTACAGGAAATACAATTAGCAATGATGGAAGCTGGTACTACAAGAGAAGGAGAGAAGGCAGAAGCCGATTTAAAAAGCTGATAAATTAATGTTTTTTATGTTTTCTTTAGCAAAAGAGTTAAAGATGACTGTAAAAAAATTAGCTGAAGAATTAACAATGGAAGAATTATTAGGTTGGTCTGCTTATTTTTCCATAGTTGATAAAGAAAGAAAACAAGAACAAGAAAAAGCACAACATACTAATGCTTTAAGACGAAGAACAAGGTAAGATAGAAAGTAAATTAAGTCTTAGTAATTAAGTGGCTGCTGATTATACGAGAAATATAGTATTTAACGTCAATGATAAGGCAATAAAACGTGCTACAGATCGTATTACTAAAAGTTTAACTAATATAGAACGAACATTAAAAAGGATTGAAGGTAAAGGATTTAATAATTTAGCTAAAAGTGCTGAAAAAGCATCAAAACAAGTTTTTACTACAACTGATAGTATTCAAGCTTTAGATAGAAAAGTTAAGAGTTTAACAAAAGCAAATTTAGGTCCAATTAGTACTTTTTTAAAAACAACTTCAAGCGGTTTTAAAAATATACAATTTTTTGCTAAAAGGTCAGGAGAAGATTTAAGAACAATATTTGAATTATTTAAAAAAGGTCAAACAGACATTATGACTGTTACTACTGCGATAGGAGCAGCAATTACTGGTGTTAAAAATCTTGGAACATCTGCTAAAACAAATTTAACTCTTTTAGGTTCTTTATTAGATGCAAATAATAAAAAAGCACAGACATTTGTAAGCACATTATTATTAGGTTCTCAAATGGGAGGTAAACAATTACCTCTTGCTGCTGATCCAAATATTTTAGCAATTAATACTGCAATAGCTCGTCAAAATTCTATGAGGGGCAATGTTTTACGAAACACAATTCGTAGTGAGAGATCTAGAACTGGTAGTGATTTTCTTGATTTTAGTATAGGAGCAGATCAAATTCCTAGAGTTATTGGCTCAAGAGGAAGGCCAGCAAATATGCAAGGTCCAGACAGACCTGGTATTCAAGATCCTATTGCAAAATCTATTAGAAGAAATCAAGCTAAAAGAGACAAGATATTACAAAAAGAATTAAGGACTAGACAAAGAATATTATCAATAGAAAAACAAGTTCTTGCTTTAACAACAAGTCAAGCAAAAAATCAAGGATTTAAACTTCCGTCTGTCATTCGTAATCAATTTAATGAAGGAGGAGCTTTCTTTAATAGTAGAGGAAGGGCGGGTAGGATTGCTGGTGCTGCTCAAAGTGGTTTGATTGGTGGTGGTTTCCCCTTGTTATTCGGTCAGAGTCCTGGTGCTGCACTAGCAGGTGGACTTGGAGGAGCACTTGGAGGAGCATTAGGTCCAGGATTCGGATTTGCTGGTTCTATTGTTGCTACTGCTGCTGCTCAAAAAATTACAGAAGCTATGGAATTTAGAAAAGAAATTGAAAAATTAAATAAATCAATAAGATTAACTGGAGGAGAATCTGAGTTTTCTGTCGCTAGTATTAAAAAATTAGGAAAAGAATTAGGTCTTTCTGCAAATGAAGCATTACAAGCTGCTCGTTCATTTGAAGCTTTTGGTGCTGCTGCAAGAATGAGTCTTATAAAAGTTTTTGGAGATGAAGCTACATTTAATACTTTAAAAAATCTTAGAAAAACAGTTGATATTTTAAATAATATCGAGACAATCGAGAAGAAAATAGGTAAGGAGAGAGCAGATCAAGCTGTAAATATAGCTTCTAGTGCAGGAGGTTTAGCAGCACAGGAATTTATCCTTAAAGAACTTAGTAAACTGCAAGATGAAGAAGCAAAAAATAAAGCAAATAAGTTATCAACAAAAGGATTTGGTCTTAATAGTTTTAGAGCATCATTATCCTCAATAAATCAATTTTTATCAGGAGATATAAAAGCATTTTCTAGGGGAACAAATCCCTTTATTGAAAAGACTCGTAAAGATATATTGGATGCTAATGCTAGTGCCCAAGCTGCTGCAATGAGAAACTTTAACGAAGAGAAAAGAAGATTAGAAGCAAGAGATATAGTTAGGCAGATATCTGAGCCTAAAGAAGAACTAAGAGAATTAATGGACCCATTAAAACAATTGATATCTTTATCAAAAACAGTAGGAGATTCTTTTTCTGAATCATTTAGAGGTATTGTTCGTGGTTCAATGACAGCACAAGAAGCATTGAGAAATTTATTTATGCGTACAGCAGATCATTTTCTTGATATGGCAGCACAAATGATTGCAAAACAAATTCAAATGAGCATATTAGGTATTGGATTAAAGTTCTTTTCATCAGGCATAGCCCCTTCAAGAGGTGCCAATACAGGTGGAACAGATAGATTTGGCAGAGATTTTGATGATCCTGACTTTGGATTACCTTTAGCCAATGGAGGTATAGCTAAAGCTGGTCGTACACATTTAGTTGGAGAAAGAGGTCCAGAATTATTTACTCCTGGAGTTACAGGTACAGTTACTCCTAATCATGCTCTTGGTGGTTCAACAAATGTCGTAGTAAACGTAGATGCCTCTGGTTCGTCTGTACAAAGTGAAGGTGATGGTCAGCAATTTGGCGAGGCTTTAGCTACTGCAATACAATTAGAAATAGTAAAACAGAAACGTAGCGGAGGTTTACTTGCATAATGGCTAATTTTGATAACGATGTAAATATAAAACCCACTTATGGAGTTCAGAAGAGATCATCACCAAGAAATGTTGAAGTACAGTTTGGAGATGGTTATATCTCAAGAAATGTTTTTGGTTTAAATCAAAATCCTAAAGTATATCAACTTACTTTTGAAGTTTCTGAAACAGAAGCAGATATTATAGAAACATTTTTAGATACTAGAGCAAAAAATAGTGATAGCTTTACTTTTACACCTCCTGGAGAGAGTTCTTCCTCTCAATTTGTTTGTAGACAATGGAATAAATCGATACCTTATTTAAATAGAGCTAGAATACAAGCAACATTTGAGGAGGTATTTCAGCCATGACGATACCAACTGAGCAGTTACAAAAATTAGATAGCATAACAATTATTGAATTATTTGAACTTCAGCTTTTTGATCCTATTCATTTTGCAACTGGAGATACCTCTGTAACTACTTTATATAGATTTCATAATGGTACAAATGAAATTAATTCAAATATAATTTTTAACACTAATTCTTATACAGCTATTGCTTGTCAGGCTGAAGGTTTTGAAAGTGGCGATAATACAACAATGGCTAGACCTACTATGACTTTTGCAAATACTGTTGGTAATTTTTCTGCAATATTAGAGATTGTAAATGCTCAAACCCCTTTTAATGATTTACAAAAAGCACAAATTAAAAGAATTAGAACATTGGCACAGTTTTTAGATCACGCAAATTTTACAGGCAATAATCCTTATGGAACACCAGATTCTACAAAAAAATTAAGTGATGATACTTTTGAAATAAACAAAAAAATTATTGAAAACAATCAAATTTGTAGTTTTGAACTCGTAAACACTATTGATTCTGAGGATTTAACTTTGCCTAGAAATCAAATAACAAAAGATAGATTCCCTGCTGCTGGTAGTTTTGTATTTGTATGAACTGGAAAGAAGAAGCAAAAAAATATTTTTTACAGTGCAAACCAGCAGAGGGTTGTGGCTTGTTAGTAGAAAAAAGTGGCAATGAATTTTTCTTTCCTTGTAAAAATATTGCTTCTCATGTAAAAGAAGATATTACCTTTGCTATTGATCCTCTAGACTTTGCAGCCTGTGAAGACAGTGGTGCAGATATATTAGCTGTTATACATTCTCATGTAGAAGGTAGCTCAGAGCCTTCTGAAGCTGATATAAATAATTGTAAGTTATACATGATGGATTGGTATATTTATTCGATTCAAGACGATAATTGGCACTTTATGGAGACAGATTTATGACAAGAAAAATTAAATTATATGGCCCTTTGAAAAAAATATGTGGTGTTAAAGAGTTTGAAGCTGATGTTTCAAATGTAGATCAAGTATTTAGTTTTATTAAAGTTAATTATCCAGATTGTAAGCAACATTTAGCTGAAGCTGCATACAGTGTTGTTATGAATGATGTAGATATTACATTTGCAAATTTATCAATAGAAGGTGAAGGAGATATTAAAGTTATTCCTTTAATATCTGGTAACTTTTTTACTGTTTTTTTGAGTACTTTGTTTGCTGGTTTTATAAATACCGCAGTAACTGGCACAACAGCACTTCTATATGCGCTTGCTGCTGGTGGTTTGCAGTTTTTAGCTGATTTACTTGCACCAGTTCCTATTGACCCCGCAACAGACCCACAAGTGCAATCTTTTTTAAGTAATCAAACTGCTAATACTACAAAATCTGGTGTTGCAGCACCTTTGGTATTTGGTGAATGCTTGGTTGGATCTGTGGTCATAAGTGCTGGTTCTGATACAGTGAAGGTTGACGACAGTACACCGTAAAGATGGGAAAACAGTTAGGCAGTATTAACTTACTTAAATTATCTGAGGATCTTCCCAATAATTTTTTAAAAGCAGAACAATTTTTTACCTTTTTAGATTTAGTTTCTGATGGAGCAGAAATTGAAGGGTTTGCTACACCGTCAAGAAATAATGTACCTATACCAACAAGTTTATTGAGTCCTAGCAGTGCAACTGACACACAACTTACAAGCGATAGTGAGAGAACTTATATCCAAGAAGCTCAAAAAGATATTTTTTTAGATGGTCGTGCTGTAAGAAATGCTTCTGGCGATCAAAATATAAAGAATACATCATTGGCAATAAGAGTAGGAACTGAAAATCAAAAACAGATGATGGGTGTAAATGAATTTAGAAGATCTGGTAATTTAACAGCAGCAAAAGTTCTTAATAATGGTGATCCAGAAGGTAACAAAGTAACAGGTACTTTAGATGCTGACCCAAACGATATAAATGGTGCGCCAAGAGGAGCAATAATTACTTTAACATGGCCAAGTCTTAGACAAATTGGTGCTGATGATGGTACATCAGTAGCATTAGGAATTAATGCAGGCGATTTTAAAGGTTCATCAGGTGATGTTGAAATTATTTTAGTGGCAAGAAATAAAGATGGAGTAGAAATTAGTAGAAGAGTAGAAACTGTTAATGGAATTTCAGTAGGTCAATTTAGTAGAGATTACAGAATAGATATTCCATTAAGTTATTATCAAGACGCTACTGCAATTTCAAATAATTATCCTATAAGTATTGATGTAATTAGACAAGATTTAGAATTTAGAGCAAACGGTGGCAAACACCCTTTTGATCGTGATGGAAATAATTTATATGAGGAAGGTTCAAGAAGATTTACTGAATTTTTCTTTTCTGGACTTCAAGCAATCTTGCCTCAAGTAGATACGATTACAGAATTTCCTAAATCCGCATATATCGGTCTTAGATATTCAGCAGAGCAATTTCCAAACATACCTAAAAGACAATATTTTATAAGAGGAATAAAAGTTCGCATACCAACAGGTGTAACTGTTGACACTGGAGATACTGGGCGCATTTTATATCCATCAGGTTATACATTTGCAGTGCTTACAACTGACAGACATTGGACATCAGATCCAGCTTGGATTCTTTATGCTCTATTAACAGAGGATTATGGATTAAATATAGACGATTCAAAAATAGATAAGGCATCTTTTTATGCTGCTAGTGCATATTGTTCAGATTTTAATAATACAGGCAAGCCAAGATATTCTTTTAATGGAGTTATAAACAAAAGAAAAAAAGCTCTTGATTTGATCAAGGAGGTAGCTGGTTTGATGAGAGCTACAGTTTATTATCAGAATGGTTCTATAAAAATTGCTTTAGATAAACCAGAAACAGTTACTTCTTATTTATTTACTAATGCAAATGTAGTGAATGGTCAATTTACATATTCTGGAACTGATAAAGATAAAAAAATTACGCAAATAAATGTTTCATATTTTAATAATAACATTCAAGAATTAGATCAAATTTCTGTTCATGCAGACAGTTTAGATCCTTCTTTGAAACAAAATTATGGCTTAAATCAGATAAATGTACAAGCTTTATATACAACAGACAGAGATCAAGCGTTCCGTTTTGGTAGATCAATTATTTATAGTTCAAGTCGAGAAGCGGAAATTGTATCTTTTGAATGTGGGATAGAAGCAGCTTCTATATTAGAGCCTTTTATGGTTATTAAAGTTGCTGATAGATTAAAGGAATCTATTAGAGCAAGCGGGAGAATAAATACAGTGACAAGTTCCACAGTGGTTGTTGTTGATGATAGTACAGACACTACTGTTGGTTTAATTGGAGATAGTTTTTTAATTGTTGACAAAGAAGGAGGGGTTCAAGAAAGAACAATAGATGCGGTTTCTGGCAGTACGGTTACATTATCATCAGCATTAGATCCTTTACCTCAAGCTGGTACTATTTGGGCTGTTAAAACTGGTAATGTACAACATAGAAAATTCAGAATTACAAATATAAAGCAAAAAAATAATTTTGTATTTAGTATTTCAGCAATAGTATATGACGATAATAAATATATTTATATTGACGATCAAAATAGTACTATTGGTTTGGGTAGAGATCCAACAACTTTACTTGATAGACTACCACCGCCAGAAATTCAAAATCTTGCTGAAGAACTTATTGTAGTAAATGGGAGGGCTGCTTCAAGAATTGTTTTAAATTTTAGCAATGTAAGTGGAGCTAAAAAATATCAGGTAAGTTATAGATTAAATAATGGCTCACCTATAGTCACTACAACTATAGATACGCAATTTATAATATTAAATAATCTTGCTGGTAGTTACGAATTTACAATAAAATCTTCTAACTCTGCTCATGTTTATAGTAGGCAAGGTTCTACACAAACTATCGTTGCGGAAGGATTAAGTGCAAAACCAAACCCTGTAACAAATTTAAGAGCAGAAGAAAGTGGTGATAATCTTATTTTAAAATTTGATAGATCTACAGACAAAGATGTTTTATTTGGTGGAAAGATAAATGTTAAATATGCTCTTATATCAGATGGTACAGCAACAACACAAAATGCTAATTTTTTGAAAGAAGTTGATGGTAATTTTAATGAAATTACTATAATGGACTACCAAAGTGGTGAATATTTTTTAAAGTTTATTGATGTTGCTGGTAACGAATCTGAAACGTCTACTTCTGTTGTTGTTAATAGAACAATAAGTTCAAATAATTTACTTGCTGCACAAATTAGAGAAAATACAAACAATTTTGCTGGATCAAGAGTTAATGTCAAATATGATTCTGGTATTGGAGGTCTGCGACTTACAAGCGGAACTACTATAGATTCACTTACAGATTTTAATACACTTGCACTAGCTGATGGTACAACTTTTGCTTCTATAGACCTTGTCATTTCTGGAGTCTCGACAACGGGTAACTACACCTTTCAAAATAGCTTAGATCTTGGTAGTCCATTTAGATTTCATGTAGAACCGCATTTTAAAAAATCTGGATTTGATACAGCTACTTTATGGGATTCTTACACAGATGACATCAATGATTGGCCTGATATTTTTACATCAAGCACAACCGTTGTTGATAAAAGTGCAGATCTTGTCTTTCAAGTTGCTAAAAGCCAAACAGCATCTGCAAGCACAAGTTTTGAAACTTTCGATAATACTGATATTATTGCAAGAACTGTATCTTTTAAAGTTCTTGTTAATAATGAAAGCACTTACGAAAACGTAGATATAGAAGAATTAGGTGTAAATTTTATATTCAGACCAAGAACAGAAAGAAGTATAGATAATTCAAGTGCAACAAATGGAGTGTTAACTAGTTCTAGCAGTGGAGCGACTACAGTTATTTTTAATAAAAAGTTTTTTACAGGAACAACCGCTGTAGGTGGCAGTACAACAGCATTTAATCCAGTTGTTTTTATAAATATAAATAATATGTCTGATGGTGATTTCTTTACTATTGATAGTGTAAGCTCAACACAATTTGTCGTAAGTATTAAAAACGGCTCTAGCCCTGTTCAGAGATCATTTACATATAGTGCTTTCGGATATGGTGAAGGGTAGTATAATAGGAAAAACATAAAGTAAAATGTCAAAACCAAATGATTTTGTAGTTGATAATGCTTCAGGTGCAGATGTTAGAACTGATTTAAATAATTTATTTGATGCAATAAGTATCAATAACGGTTTTGGTTCTGTTCCCACTACTAAATACAAATATATGTGGTATGCGGATACATCTTCAGGAAAGATGTCGTTTTATAAAGCTAACGCATCAGATAAATTAGATTTTATAAGCCTTACTGATGGTAGTTTTTTCGGCCCTAATGGTTCTGCGTCAAATCCATCATATACTTTTACAAATAGTACAAGTACAGGTTTTTTTAGAAATGCTACTAATGAAATAGGAGTAAGTAATAATGGTGTCAATACAGCATTATTTAAAACAACTGGAACAGAAATTAAAGGTAAACTTGAAGTTATCCCAACTA